GTTAATTCGGGACAGGCGCGCCAGCCCTCCGTTTCAACGGCCGCGAATTTCGGCTAAATCGTTGTAAAAACGGCCGAAAAGCCGCACAAAAATTGCTCCGCTAGATCCGTTTTGGGGCCGAAAACGGCAAAAAGCACCGCGCTAAGCGGTTGAGATAGCGTGGAGTTTTGAAAACGGCAGGTTAGAGGCCCGTCAGAGCCAGGACGGCGGCAGGACATGCGCGGACCACAGCCAAAGCCCGACCGGTTGAAGGCGCTTGAGGGCAACCCAGGCAAGCGCGCGCTGAACAAGAAGGAGCCGCGACCGACCGGCAGAATCCGCAAGCCTGCGTTCCTGATGGGACCGGCTGCGGAGGAGTTTGACCGCGCCGTCAAGGCCATGCCTGACGGGTTCTACACGCGCGCGGATGAGCCGGTCATGGCGGTTTATTGCACAGCATGGGTGCTGTTCCGCGAGGCGGCAGACCAAATGGCGCGCGAGGGCATCAGCCGCCCGCTGCATCTGGTGGTCACCAAGCAGGCGGAAATCATCATGCGGGCGTCAGACCGGCTGGGCATGTCGCCAGCGGCGCGGACCCGGCTCAGCGCGCCAGAGGAGGACGACGGCGGAAAATTCGCGGGCCTGTTCGGCGGCAGCCCGCTGCAGCTCGCAACACAGAACGGGCGCAGCGTGTCTGCGACTTCATCGAACGGCTGACGGTTCCGTCAGGCTTTGGCGCAGGTGATCCGTTCCGGCTGCGTGCGTGGGAGCGGGCTTTCGTCTTTGACGTGTATGCGCCGCAGTATGAGGACGGCGGCAGGCTGGTGCGGCGCGCGGTGCTCAGCATGGCGCGCAAGAACGGTAAGACCGCGCTGGCGGCGGCGCTGGTGCTGGTGCATCTGGTTGGGCCTGAGGCTGAGCGCAACGGCGAGATTTACAGCGCAGCGAATGAGCGCGAGCAGGCGGCGCAGGTTTTCAAGATGGCCCGCCAGATGGTGGAGGCCGAGCCTGAGCTGCAGCGGCGGCTTACGGTGGTCCCATCCACCAAGACGATTACCTGCCACGGCAACGGCTCATTCTATCGCGCGCTGTCAGCGGAGGTTGGAAGCAAGCACGGGCTGAATCCCACGTTCGTGATTTTCGATGAGCTGGCCCAGGCGAAAAATCGGGACCTCTATGACGTGCTGGATACCAGCATGGGCGCCAGGGTTGAGCCGCTGTTTCTCGCAATCAGCACGCAGAGCAATGACCCTGAGCACGTGCTGAGCAAGCTGATTGATGACGGGCTGAGCGGCGGTGATCCAACTACGGTGTGTCACCTCTACGCCGCGCCGGAAGGCTGCGAGCTGACCGACGAGTCGGCATGGCGCGACGCCAACCCGGCGCTGGGCGATTTCCGCAGCCTGGATGACCTCGCGGTGCTGGTGGCGCGCGCGGTGCGCCTGCCTGCGGAGGAGCCGCGAGTCCGCAACCTGTATCTCAACCAGCGGGTCAACCCGGCTGCGGTGCTGGTGTCGCGCAAGGACTGGATGAGCTGCAGGGGCGATGCAGCATGGACGGAGGGCGAGTCCGTCTATCTGGCGCTAGACCTGAGCGCGAAAGTGGACCTGTGCGCGCTGGTGGGCGTGAGCGCTGAGAACGGCAGCCGGGTGGCCGCGTGGTTCTGGAAACCCGCCGACTATCTTGAGGAGCACGAACGGCGCGACCATGCGCCCTATGCGGCCTGGGCGCTGCAGGGCCACATCATCGCGCCGTCAGGGCGCAGCATCCACCCGCTGGCGGTGGCGCGGCAGATTGCGGAGGTGGCCAGCCGTTACGACGTGCGCGGGCTGGCGTTTGACCGCTGGGGGATTGCGGCGCTGTTGCGCGAGTTTGATGCAGTGCAACTGCAGGCCCATCAGGACGGTGAGAAGGGCGACGGGCTGCGGCTGGTGAGCTGGGGCCAGGGCTTCAAGGATATGTCACCGGCCGTGGATGCGCTTGAGACCGCAATCCTGCACGGCGAGCTGGTGCATGACGGCAACCCGGTGCTGACGTGGAACATGGGCAACGCGGTGGCGGTGACCAACCCCGCAGGCGGGCGCAAGCTGGATAAGCAGAAGGCGCGCTTCCGCATTGACGGCGCAGTGGCGTTGGCCATGGCGCTGGGGCTCAAGGACCGCGAGCGCGCGCCGCAGGACACTGAAAAGGCGTATCAGGTGCTTTTCCTGGGGGCGTGACATTGCAGTAACACAGCGTCCGATGCTGACCGATGCAGACCGGTTTCTGCCAACGGTTTCTAAATTCTCCGTCACGCCTTTCCGTTGTCGCACGTTCCGGTTTGCAGCGACCTGTGGACAGCCACCCTGCGTGGTGGTTAGTCCCGCGCCCCTGCAACAGTGAGGGTTTTAGCGTGACGTGATGACTGAGACCGATGACCTGGGCGCGGCCGTGCCGTTCCGGGTTGAGCATGAGGGCCGGTGGTATCGCGCGGAGAGCGAGGTGCGGTGGCTGCACTGGGCCAAGCGCTTTGGCTTCAAGCCTGAGTATGAGCCGCACGGGCTCAAGCTCAGTGACGGCACCGGCTACCGGCCGGACTTTTACCTGCGCCGCCTGGATGCGTGGCTAGAGGTGAAATGGCGCAAGCCGAACGGCGAGGCGTTCCGCCGTTGCCGCCAGCTCGCGCGCGATACCGGCAAGACGGTGCTGCTGGCCTACGGCGCGCCGACGCTGGACCGGGCGCTGTGGGCGTTCGCTTGGTGTGACCGGCTGCACGCCAACCGGTGGGAGGGGCCGCTGTCGCTGCAGCGTTTCGACCCGCTGCACGGGCTGTGGCTGGTGAACGGGCACGCGGAGGTGCTGGCGCGCATTGACGGCGGACTGCTGGGCTTTGCCGCCGTCAGTGATCCGCAGCCCGCTGACGCAGCGATGCGCGCGGCGGTGCTGGATGCGCTCAACCTGCCGCTCATGCCCAAGGACCGAAAGCCGCTCAAGCTGGTGGGCTGAGCGCAAAGAAAACCCCGCCTGGGTTGTCAGCCCAGGCGGGGCTCAGGTTAGCGGCGCTTCCGAGTCGGCATGGTCACGGTGCGCGTGCCCAGTTTCACAATCGGGGCGTCAGGGTTGTCGCCCTCGCAGGACCCCCAGCCGAAGCTCACGCGGTCCTGCCCGGTCACGTCAAACAGGGTCAGGACCACCTCGGCACCGGCGAGCTTGGGGAACAAGTCCCGCCAGTCCTCCCAGGCGATGCGCCGACAGTTTTGGACGGCCTTTTCTAAGTCATTCCCCCGTGCCCATGAGCCTGTGCCCAGGGAGGTTGCAAAAACCACCAAGTAGTCACGGGGTTCCTCCACAGTGTCTTTCTGTGTTGTCATCTCAATTCACCTTGTCAAAGAACAGTCACGGCCAAGAGCCGGCCGTGTGACTATTATAGCACACTTCGCCTAATCTTGCAAGTGGCTGATTCTGACGGGAAAACGAAAACGCCCGGCGCAGGGGACGGAACCCCGCGCCGGGCGCGCACAGCCGCCACCGCGACTGCTCCTTGACTCCCGCATCCTACTGAAAGGGCACGCCATGCTCAACAGAGCTATAGCGCTGCTTGAGGTGCGCGAGCTGCAGGAGGAGGCGCGGACCTTTGAGGGTTGGGCGACCACGCCCACGCCTGACCGGCTGGGCGATGAGATTGACCCCAAGGGCGCGCGCTTCACCAACCCCCTGCCGCTGCTCCACCAGCATGACAGCACGCAGCCGATAGGAACCGCCAAACTCAAGCGCGCGACGCCTGAGGGCATCGCCTTCACCGCGACGATTCCGAAAGTCTCAGAGCCTGGGCCGCTCAAGGACCGGCTGGATACCGCCTGGGGCGAAATCAAAAACGGACTCGTGCGCGCGGTCAGCATCGGTTTCCGCGTGCTCAAGGACGGCATTGAGCGCACCGCCCAGGGCGACGGGCTGCGCTTCACCGCGATTGAGATTGTGGAGCTGTCGGCGGTGAGCGTTCCGGCCAACGCAGAGGCCACCATCACCAACATCAGAAATCTTGACCAGCAGCGCGCCGCGTCAGGCACTGCGCTGCAGGCAAGCACCCTGCCCGGCGTCGCGGGCTCCCAGCAACCGAACAAGGGAGCACGGGCAATGCCCCGCACCATTTCCGAACAGATTGAGGACTTCACCAAGTCCCGCGCCGTGAAAGTCACACGGCAAGGCGTCATCATGCAGGCCGCAGGCGAGCGCGGCGAAACCTTGGACGCAGCGGAGTCGGAAGAATTTGACTCGCTGCAGGCCGAGATTGACACCGTTGACGGCCACCTCAAGCGGCTGGTGGCGCATGAGCGCACGCTGGCGGCGTCCGCCGCGCCGGTCATCAGCAGCACCATCAGCGTGGGCGAGGTAAGCCCGCACGCTGCAGCGGCGGCGCAGCGAGTCGAGCCGCAGCCGGTGCGCGCCGCCGAACGTGTCGCGCCGGGTATCCGCATGGCCCGTGTTGCACGCACGCTGGCCCTGGCCAAGATGAACGGGCGTGACCCCATCCTGCTGGCGGTGGAGCAATACCAGCGCGATGAGGGAGTCGTTGAGCTGGTGAAGGCCACCGTTGCGGCGGCGAGCACGCAGGACCCGACCTGGGCTGGCGCGCTTGTCGGATTCGCGGGCGAGATAGTCGCCGATTTCGTCGCGTACCTGCGGCCCATGACCATCTTGGGCCAATTCGGTCAGGGCGGAGTCCCCGACCTGCGCCGCGTGCCGTTCCGCGCCGCGCTTGTCGGTCAGACCTCTGGCGGGCAGGGCTACTGGGTGGGCGAGGGCAAGGCCAAGCCGCTGACGAAATTTGATTTCGTCCGCAACCGGCTGTTCCCGCTGAAAGTGGCCACCATCAGCGTGCTTGACCGCGAGGTGGTGCGCGACTCCAGCCCGCAGGCTGAGGTGCTGGTGCGCGATGCGCTGACGGAGGCGCTGACCGCGCGACTCGATACGGACTTTGTGGACCCCGCCAAGGCGGCGGTGGCGAACGTGTCGCCCGCATCGGTCACCAACGGCGTGGCGGGGATTCCATCCACCGGCACCGACGCGGCGAGCACTCGCGCCGACATTAAGGCCGCATATGCGGCTTACACCGCTGGGAATAATCAGCTCAGCGGCGGCGTGTGGATCATGCCCGCCGACCTCGCTGCATCGCTGGGGATGATGCGCAACCTGCTGGGTCAGCCGGAATTTCCGGGCGTCAGCCGCAGCGGCGGCGTGCTTGAAGGCTTCCCGGTGATCCCCAGCAACTACGCGCCCGCCGACACGGCGATTCTGCTGAACGCCCGCGAAACGTACCTCGCGGATGAAGGCGGATTCCGTGTGGATATGAGCATGGAGGCGTCACTGGAAATGAGTGACGCGCCGATTGGTTCAGCGGTGAATCCGGTGACCCCCAGCCCGCCGACCACGACTCTGGTGTCGCTGTGGCAAACCAACTGCGTGGGCCTGCTGGCTGAGCGCACTATCAACTGGATGAAGCGCCGCCCAGAGGCGTGCGTCATCCTCACCGGCGTCAAGTGGGGCGACGTAGGGCCGTGACGGTCCCCCAGACCGTCTAGGGGCGCGCCCGGCTGGTGTTTCCTTCTCCGTCCTACCGGCCGGGCGCGTTTCATCCACCTAGGGAGTCGAGCCATATGCCCACCTATCGGACGCGGGTGCTGACCGCGCGTGACCAGCAACTGCTTGCGGCGCTGCGTGGTGATCCGCGCTACCGCAGAGTTGCGGACGCCATTGACCCCGCAGGCGCGAGCAAGCCCGCTGAGGCCCCGCCGCGCGCCGCCGTACCCGTCACACCGGCCGAACCGGAACCGCCCGTCAGCGCGCATCCTGAGGGCGCGGCGCACCATCCCAGCCGCCGCCGCCGCTAATGCCGCTGTCCTGGCGCTTCCCGTTCATCACCAAAGCTGGCGGCTCCGTGCGCGCGACCAGCGGCCCGCCGCCCGGCGAGGCGCTGTCGCCCGCGTACCCAGGCGGCGGCTGGCTGCGGATTTTCGAGTCGTTCCCCGGCGCGTGGCAGCAAAACGTGGTGCTCGACCGCGAAACGCTGCTGACCTACTTTGCCGTTTATGCCTGCATCACGCTGATTGCGTCCGACCTCGCCAAGCTGCGTGTCAAGCTGGTGGAACAGGATGATGACGGCATTTGGAGCGAGACCACAAACCCGGCTTACTCGCCCGTCCTGCGCAAGCCCAACAGCTATCAGACGCGGATTCAGTTTTGGGAGAGCTACTTTCTCAGCAAGCTGACGCGCGGCAACACGTATGTGCTGAAACTGCGTGACGCGCGCAACGTGGTCACCGGCCTGATTCCGCTTTCGCCTGACCGAACGATTCCGCTCATCGCGTCTGACGGCTCAATCTTTTATCAGTGCATTGCGCCGCGTGAGCTGGGATGGTCAGAGCCTTCCGTGATCGTGCCGCAGCGCGAAATCATCCATGACCGGATGAATTGTCTGTATCACCCGCTGTTGGGCACAAGCCCGATATGGGCTGCAGCGTTTGCCGCCGCGCAAGGGATGGCGATTCAGAGCAGTCAGGCCAAGTTTTTCAAGAACGCATCGCAGCCGGGCGGCGTGCTGACCGCGCCGGGCGCAATCAGTGATGACACCGCAGCGCGCGTGAAGGCGTCATGGGAAACCAACTTCACCGGCGACAACGCGGGCCGCGTCGCGGTGCTGGGCGACGGCTTGAAATATGAGCGCATGGCGCTGACCGCGACAGAGGCTCAACTGATTGAGCAGCTCAAGTGGACCGCTGACGTTGTGTGCTCCGTGTTTCACGTGCCCGGCTATAAAATCGGGCTGGGTGCAATGCCCACTTACAACAATATCCAGGCGCTGAACGTCGAATATTACTCGCAGTGTCTGCAGTCGCTGATTGAGGCGGCTGAGTGCTGCTTGGATGAGGGCCTGGAATGTCCGCCGACGCTGGGCACGGAATTTGACATAGACAACCTGTTGCGCATGGACAGCATCACGCAGATGACCGTCCTGGCGGAAGGCGTCAAAGGCGCAATCGTCGCGCCGAATGAAGCGCGCTCGCGCATCGACCTGCCGCCAGTTGAAGGCGGCGACTCGCCGCTGGCGCAGCAACAAAATTATTCGCTCGCGGCGCTGGCGCGGCGTGACGCTGCGCAGCCTGCGCCGCCCAGCACCAACGGCGGCGCATCACCGCCCATGCCGGTCAACATGGAAACACCTGCCGGGGACACCGAACCGGCAGACGCGGCGGACGCGGCGGCTGAGGCGGCGGCGGGCAAAGGTTTCATCGCCGCTTTTACGGCGGCACTGCGCAAGGAGTCGGCTCATGTCTGACTTTGACGCCCTGGCGCAGCGTCTGGGCGCAGACCTGGGCGCTGAGGTGCGCAAGCTGGTGGGCGAGCTGGCGGCGGACCTGACAGCACGCATAGACGCCAGCACCGTCCGCTCCACGTTCATCGACCGCGAGGGCGCGCTGGTGCTGGCCTACGGCGACGGCTCCACGCGAGCGCTGGGGCCGGTGATCGGCCCGGCCGGTCCTGCCGGTCAGCCGCCCGACGTGAGCGGCCTGGAAAGCCGCCTGAGCGCGATAGAGGGCCGTTCGGTCACCAGCGCTCTGATTGACCGCGACGGCTGCTTAATCCTGACCCTGGGCGGCGGCGGCACGCTGAGCGCGGGCAAGGTGGCGGGCCGCGACGGCGCGGACGGCAAGAACGGCGCGGACGGCAAAGACGGTTCAGCCGGTGAGCCTGGGCTGGGCTTTGATGACCTCGCCTGCAGTCTCGCCGCTGACGGCCGAACGCTGGTGATCCGGTTCGCACGCGGAGCGCAGGAGGCCAGCTTTGAGATTCCCCTGCCCGCGATGGTCTATCGCGGAGTCTTTGAGCCGGGCCGCGTGTATCAGCCCGGCGACACGGTGACCTTTGGCGGCTCCGTCTGGGTGTGCGGTGCGGTCAGCTCGGAACGCCCAGGCGCGGGCGATGCGTGGACTCTGGCGGTGAAGCGCGGACGCGACGGCAAGGACACCGCGCGACTCGCAGAGGCGCGGTGATGGGAGTCCCGCTCATCACGCTGACCCAGGCGAAAGACCAGCTCAGGGCGAGCGGGTTCAGCGATGACGACTCGCTCATCCTGCTGATGGCTGAGGAGGCGTCAGACATAGTGGTCGATTACATCAAGCGCCCGGACCACGGATGGACTGACCGCACCGTGCCCGGACACGTGCGCGCCGCCGTGCTGCTGGTGCTGGGCAATCTCTACGGACAGCGCGGCGACAACGCGACAGACACCAACCCCATTTCAGACGCAGTGGCTTCACTGCTCTGGCGTGAACGTGACCCGGCGCTTGCATGACGCAGACCGAAACCAACTATCAGGCCCAGCTTGGCGCGGACTGGGCGATACCGTTTGACGTGACCGGCTATGAGGACGCGGAGTTTGAGCTGGTGCTGGGCGTGTCGGTTCCTGGCCAGCAACCGCCGCCGCCGCCCGCGCCGCCGATTACGTGGAGCTATTGGTGGGGCGTAGCGCCTGCGCCGTCCCCACCGCCGCAGCGTGTGCCGCCAGTGCTGCAGCAAGTCCTTGTGCTGTCATCGGTGAATGACGCGGCGTCATTTGACGTAAACCCGCCCGTCGCAATGGTGACCATCGCCTCTGACCAGCAGACCAAGTGCACGCCGCAAACCTACGTTTACGAAATCGACGCGACACGCCCCACCGGTGAACGCGCGGTGCTCGCCTTCGGGCGGCTGCTGGTGAGCGCTGCACTGATGACATGGCCACCACAGGCTCAACCGGCCAAGGATTGATCCACATGGCGCACGTTCGTTTCACCCGCGATTACGATTACCACCCGACTCGCCACGTCTGGATTGCGTACAAGGCGGGCCAGTCCTACAGCGTCAAGCGCGAGTGCGCAGACGCAGCGATTGCCGCAGGCGCTGCGGTTGAGGAGGACGCACCGTCAAAGGCGCACCGCAAGACGCCCGGCGACAATGCCGATTGAAGCGGGCCAACTGTGGGCGCTGTTCAGATTTGAGCGGCGCAAGCTGGATGCGAACGGCGACCGGCTGGGCGACTGGGGCGATGACGCCATAACCCTGCCCGCGAAATTCGCGCCGCTCAAGATGACCGTCAGAGGCGGTGAGGCGGTGATGAGCGAGCGGCTGCAGGGCAGACAGCCGGTCATCCTCACCGTGCGTGACTGCGCTGGCGCGCGGCTGATTGCCAGCGACTGGCGCGCCGTGAATGAGCGCAGCGGCGAAATCTACGGCGTGAAGGGCGCGAGTATGAACGGCGACAACATCGCGTTCATTGACATTCTTGTGCAGGCGGAGGGCACCGATGGCTAGGAAGCTGGCGGTTTTTCAGTTTGTCAAAGGCCCGATAACCGCCGTCAAAGGGCTTGACCGCACGCAGGCGATTCTTGCGGTGTTGCCCGACACCATCACGGCGAACCTGAAAGCGGTTTTCAAAGACGGCGGCGACCGCATGGTGACCACGCTGAGGCAGGTGCTTCCGTACAGCGACCTTGATCCCTACGCGGGCGCGTTGCGCGCCAGCGCGCGGCGTGAGGACGGCCCGTCAAGCATCGCTTCCACCGTCATCGTGGACGCGAAAAACACGCGCGGCGAATACTACGCAGCCCACGTGGAGTTTGGGCACAAGACGCCCACCGGCAAGCACGTGAAGGCCAAGCCCGCATTTTACCCGGTGGTTGCGCGCGAGAAAAAGCGGGTTGCGCGCGAGGCCACCGCAGCAATCCGCAGGGGCGTCAAGGACGCGGTGGCGAAAGCGCAAACATGAGTGATCCGTCAGAGCTGCTGACGCAGGCCATGGACGCGGCGCTGCGCACAGACCCTGGCGTTATCGCGGCGTTCAGCGGCGCGCCGGTGCGGGTCTATGACATTGCACCGCAAAACCCGCCGCAGGGCACCGGCAAGCCCTATGTGATCCTGAGCGGCTTTCGTCCCATGCCGGACCTCGCGGAGTGCATAGACGCGACTCGCGTGACCGCGATTGTGGACGTTTGGAGTCTGACCAGCCCGCCCGGCACGCGCGAGGCCAAGCGCATCAGCGCAGCGGTCATGGCGTGCATCGCGCCGGTGGACGCCAGCGGCTCGCACGTTCCGCCCGCCTGGGCACTGCCTGGTTTTGTGATCCGCGCCTGCTTGCCGGAAGGCGTTGACCACCTATCCGACCCCGCCGACCAGTCGGCGCACAGCATCCTCCGCGTGTCCTACGCGGTGGACCCAGCCTAACGGCTGACCATCCTGAGCAGAGGCAAGCGAAATGGCTTATCCCAAGACTCTCTCCTTCGCTGACGTGATTGTCTCACTCGGCGATGGTGCAACCCCTGAGGTTTTCACTGAGCCGTGCGGGTTCACCAACAAGAGCTTTGACTGCGACAGCGCAACGTCAACGGCGGTGATCCCCGACTGCGATGACCCTGAGGCACCGGCCTGGGAAATCGCAGGCGTGAGCAGCAAGTCACTGACCATTAACGGTGACGGCGTGCTTGCCAAGGACAGCTATGAAGCGTGGCGGCTGTTCTGGGATGGCGGACAGCCGCAGAACGTGCGCGTGACGCTGGGTGACCTGGGCTACTGGGAAGGGCCTTGCGTCATCACCAAACTGGGCCACGCGGTTGCGCTCAACACCGACGCCAACAAAGTCAAGTTGACGGTGAACATGCGCAACGCAGACGCCATGACGTGGACTAAAGGCACGTTCGTGCCTGCGCCATGAGCGTGCTGCAATTCAAGCCGCCCACAGCAGCCGTGCGCACGGGGCGCGTGCGGCTGTTCTTTGGTGATGCTGAGCACGATTTCCGCCTAGGCATCGGCGAAGCGGAAACACTGGATGAAGAAACCGGCTTTGGGCTCATGGACCTGCTTGAGCGCACGGAGCGAATCCACGTCAAGGAGCTGCGTGAGATTCTGCGTAACGGGCTTATCGGCGCAGGCATGAAGCGCGAGACTGCGTTTCGCTTAGTCACCCGTCATCTGGTGGACGGCAACTTGATTGAGGCGTCAGGCGTTGCGGCGCAGGTGCTGGTGGCCGCTATCAAGGGCATACCCGATGACCCGCCCGACACGCTGGGGGAGCCGGTGGAGGCGGCGAGCTTGAACCGCTTGCAAACGGACGCCTCCGCTACAGCCTGATTTTTCAGATGGGCGCGGCGATGGGCTTCACGCCCGATCAGGTGCGCGCCATGAGCCTTTACGATTTCAGCGCCTGCGTCACCGGCTATCGCCGCGCAAATGGCGTGGACAATGACGGCGCGCTCACCGTGCAGGATGAGGAGCGCTTGGCCGCTGCAATAGACGTGCGGCGGCTGTCGCACTGAGGTGATACGCCATGACCGGTGACGCGCGGCTTGAGGTGGTGCTTGACGCCAAAGTTGACGTGCTGATTGACCGGCTGTCGCAGGTGGAGCGCAAGCTAAAACAATTCGGGGACACCGCCTCTGAGCAGGCGAAGAAAGCCCGCGCCGCCTTCGACAAGGGCGAAGGCTCTATGTATCAGGAGCAGATGAAGATGCTGGCGCTGCAGCGTCAGCTAGGCGTGGCGCAGGCGGCGAACAACAGCAAGGAGATTAAATCGCTGCAGGATCAGATTGCAGCACAGAAGGTGTTGCTTGACCTGCGCCGACGCGGCGTTGACGCCAGCCTAGCGCAGACGCAGGCGTCAATTCATCTGGCGGACCTGACCAGCGCGCGCGCCACCGCAGCGGCTGAGAAAAAGGGCGGCGGTTTCTTCGGCATGGGCTTTGGCGCTGCGGGCGGCGCGGTGGCGAAGGCCGGTGAGGAGGAGGTGCTGGCTGAGGGCGCGGGCAAGGTGGGCGTGTTTGGCGCGGCGCTGAAAGCGCTGGGGCCTGCAGGGCTTGTCGCTGCGGGCGCTATCGGTGCGGTGGGACTCGCGACTGAAAAGTTTTTGGAGACCACTGAGCACGCGATTGACGCAGGCGCTGAGATTGCGAAAACGTCAAAAGAGCTGGGCGTCAGCTCCACGTTCCTGCAAGAATTTCACTATGCGGCCAAGCAGAGTGACATTGACATTGGCGCTGCGGATGAAGCGCTCAAGGGGCTGAATGAATCGCTAGGCGCGGTGAACGCAGGACTGCCGCGCGCGAAAGGCGCATGGGCTGCGTTTCATGCGCTGGGTTTCAGCAAGGAGGACTTGAAGCAATACCACAACGCGGGCGAGCTGTTCGCGGTGCTGTCCGACCGCATTATGAAAATGGGCACCGACGCAGAGAAAGCCGCGCTCGCCAAAAAGCTGGGCATGGCGCAACTGTTGCCTATGCTCAAGGAGGGTCAGGAGGGTTTCAACAAGATGGCGCAGCGCGCCCGCGAGCTGGGCTTGGTCATGGATGAGGTGACCGTGCAGAAAGCCGAGGAGGCGAAAAAGAAACTCAATGAGCTGCATGACGTGGTGACCGGCAAGCTAAACACCGGCTTTGTGCAATTCGCTGACACGCTCATTTTTATCAAGACCAAGTTTGCAGAGGCCACCATCGCGGGCCTGCATTTCCTGGGCTACCTGACCAACACGCTGTCACACGTGCAGCGACTGATTGACCTGCAAAAAGAATACACCGCGATTCAGGACCGGCTTGCGAGCGGCCAAACGCACGGCATGCGGGCGCAGCGCGATAGAGACTATCTTGAACAGTTGAAATTGCGCATTGCCGCTGAGCAGAAGCTGGCGCAGGAGGAGCAGGACCGCGCGAATAAGCAGGCTGAGCAAGAGCGCAACGCCAATGCGCCGATTGTTGCGCCTGAGACTAAGGACAAAGCGGGCGCGGACACCGCGCGCAAAAATTCCGCCGCAGAGGATGAAGCATCCAGGGCTTACGTTGAGGCCAAAATCAAAGCCGCCGAGTCGTTGGAGGAGGAGCATAAGTGGCGGCTGGCGCAGATTGAGAGCGAGCACAAAGCCGCGTTTGACAAGGCCCGCGATGAGAAGGGCTTGACCGAAGCGACACGCCAGATGATGCGTGACACGGCGGACATGACGCGCGGCGCGGCGACGAAAGCCGAAGATGAACGCTACCGCAAGGTAGTGGCGGACTCTCAGCGTGCGTTTGACGACTCCATGCAGAAGATGCGCGACGATATGTTGAAGGCGCAGCAAGGCGAGCGGGCGAGCCTGCAGGACAAGCAGGCGCTGGCGCTGCAGCGTTTCAATCAGGATCAAGAGCACGCGCGCCGCGACTTGGATGATGAGTTGCGGGCAGAGAAAGACGCGGACACCGTAGAGGGCCAGAAGAAAGCTCAGCAGCGGCGTGACCAGCTCGCGCTCACGCAGAAGGCGCAGACCGATGAGTTTGCGGCGAAGCAGGCGCAGGAGCGGCTTGACGCTGAGACAGCCATTGCAATCGCCAACCTGAAACTGCAGGCCGAGGATTACAAAGCGCAGCTTGAAATCACCAAGAACGTGGCCAAGCGCAAGATTCTGTCAGAGCAGATTCTGGCGATTGAGCAGCGCATTGAGGACATTGAGCATGAGCGCGAGCTGGGCAAGAAAGGCGCGTCACCCGAGGAGATAGCGCAGGACCGTGCGCAGCGTGGGATTACACACCAAGCACAGAACGTGGCGCTGCAGCATGATCCGTCGCTGAATTACCCGCTGCACAACTGGGCGCAGGAGGCCAAGGACGCGGCGCAGGATTTGCAAAAAGCGTTTGAGGACATTGCCACCAAGGGGCTTGACCAGCTCAACGCAGGGCTGGCGCAGGCGATTGTGAACAGCAAGTCACTTGGGCAGGTGTTTAAGAACGTGATGAAGCAAATGGAAACCGACCTGATTCAGTTTCTGCTCAAGCAGGCTGAAACGCAGGCGTTCACGCAGGGCGGGTCAATCTTTAAGAGCTTGTTGCACTTTGCTGAGGGCACACGCAGCGCGCCGGGCGGGCTGGCTGTTGTCGGTGAGCGCGGGCCTGAGGTGGTGCACCTGCCGCACGGCTCGCAGGTGATCCCCAACAAAGACCTCACGCAGTCCATGCGCGGCATGACCGGCGCAATGAACATCACCCGCGCGGCGCAATCCAACGTCTATGTCAGCAATGACCTGCGCGGCGTTGTCGGTGACGCGGCGCTTGACGCCAAGATTGCCGCCGCCAACCAAAAGACGGCGGGGATGATTTATGACTCCGTGAAACGCGCAATGCCTGGGTGGCAAGTCGATTACAGCTATGAGCAGGGCAGATGACCGACCGTTTCCCGCTGTCGCTGTTCGCGCCCTCTGAGCACCAGCCATATTTGATGGGCGTTGCGCAGAGCGGCGGCATACCGGTGACCGGCCCGCCGCAGACTGCGGACAGCAGCACGGGCGGCTGGTGGGTGTATGAGCTGAAAGTGGCGCGGCTATACACGCGCGACCAATTCGCGGCGTGGCGTTCGTTCCTGGGCGCGCTGCAGTCGGGCGTCAGGCTGGTTGAGGTTCCGGTGCTCGACATTCTGCAGCCGTGGCCTGGGCGCGGCTCTGGCGCAGAGCCGGGCGGCGAGCTGACCGTGCGGCCCGTTCCGCACTCTGACACCATGCCGTTTGGCGACACCGCGCCCTATGAGGCCAGCGACATTATCACCGCGTCCCTGGCGGCTGACGCCTACGCGCCCGCATGGCCCGCGCCCGCCGTGCCGCCGACGCAGGCGCAGCTCAACATCACCGAAGGCGCGCCGCTCAGGGGCGGGGAATTTTTCTCGCTGATAGGCGCGAGCGGGCAAGTCTATTTGCACATGGTCACGCGCATCTTGAGCGTGGTGGGCACGGTGGCCACTGTCAGCTTTGTGCCGCCGCTGCGTGAGAATTTCTCGGCAGGCGCGCCGGTGGATTTTGAAACGCCGCGCTTTCTCGCCAAGGCGGACGTGGCGTCAATCAAGGACGCATGGCCGCGCATGGTCCCGCCGTTCGTGGCCATGCCGTCAATCCGCTTCCTTGAGGCTTTCCAGTGAGCGCGCTGGATGACGTGCTGCGGGGCGACCGGCTGCGCCCTGCTTGGCTGATGTATCTAGAATCGACGCCCACGACTCGGCTGTGGACCGGCGTTGGACCGTTCACGCTGTCCGCCGCATCAGGACCCGACCTGACGGGCGGCACCTATGTTGGCCTGGGCGTCATCACGCAAATGCCTTCGCTGAAAATTCCTTTGGGCGGCTCCTACAGCTCGCACAGTTTCGGGCTGTCCGGCGTCAACAATGCGATGATGAGCGCGTTTGATGCAGACCGCGAGAACGTGCGCGGCGCACGGCTGGCCTGGGCGCGGATTGAGCTGGATGCTGACGGCAACCCGGTGGCTGAGCCGCTGTGGCTGTGGATTGGAACGGTGGACAGCCCGCGCCTGCAGCGCGATGGCGCGTCCGACCCGCCGACCCGCAGCATCAGCTTGGTGGCCGCGACCGGCGCAATCCGCCGCCGCGTGCGTCAGGCGTCCTATTGGACCGCGCCACAGCAGCGGGTGCGGGACCCGAACGATTCAAGCTGCGATCAAGTTTCCCGCTACGCCACCGGCACGGATTCGATATGGCCAACGTAGCAGCGCTTTCCGGTTTCCTCAGCGACGCGAGCACCCACACGTTCCGCTATGGTCACCGTGACTGCCTGCTCTGGCTGTGCGACTGGGCGCGGGTGAACGGTTGGCCCGATCCAGGCGCGCACTGGCGCGGCACCTACGTGACCGCGCGGCAGTGCTGGCGGATCGTGAAGCGCGAGGGCGGGCTGGTGTCTATCCTGGCCAAAGGCATGGCGTCGGTGGGCGTGCCGCGCCTGCTCAACCCGGCTGACGCCCTGCCCGGTGACATTGGCGTCGGCTACATGGGCGCGCCGACAGACTGGGGCGATGAGACCTCGCTGGGCTTGATCCGCACGCGGGTGGGCTATGCAGCGCTGACGCAGGGCGGCTTGCTTGTCGGTCCTGCGAAACTCTGGGCGGCGTGGAGGGTGTAGCCCGTGCCGCAGCTCCTCATCCCCGTGTTTATTTCCTGGCTGGCTGAGGCTGGCGTCACCGGCGTGGTGGCCACCGTGATTGCGACGGTGGCGGCTGACGTTATCACGGCGGCGGCAATCGCTGGGCTGAGCGCGATTGCCCAGGCCATGTTCAGCAGCACGCCCAAGCCTGAGGCGATGCGCGAGACCACGCGGCAAGCGCTTCCGCCGCGCCGCAGAGGCTGCGGCACCGTGCGCCTGGGCGGGCCGTTCCTGCACGATGAGGCGCATGACGGTTATCTCTACCGCGTGGTTGCGTTCTTAGACCGGCCGTTCGAGTCGGTGCTGGCCTACATGCTCAGTCAGGATCAGGTGGCGGTGGTTGGCGGCGTTGTGCAGACCATGAAAAATGACGCCTACCGGAATCAAACGGTGACCATTGAAACCGCGTATGGCGTCACGGGCGTCAACGCCTTCCCCGACCTGACCACCGCATGCCCAACCACGTGGCCCGCCACGTGCTCAGGCACCGGCATTTTTATGGGCTATATGTCCTGCAGATCACCGGACCTGCAGGGTTACAGCGTCGTCTTTCCGCGCGGCAAGCCGCAGCTCAACGTCATCGCCACCGTTGGCCCGTCCTATGACTGGCGCGACAGCTCGCAGAGCCTGACCGACGCCAGCACCTGGAAAGTCACCAGCAACCCGATTGTGAATCTGGTGCATGAGCTGACGCAATATCGTGAATATGACTGGTCGCAGGACTTTGCGCCGACGCTGAGTATCCTGACGGCAGAGGCCAACCTGTGTGACCAGCCTATTGGCGTGCTGAACCTGTTGGCCAAGATCATTGTGGACGCGGCGCAGGCGGCGCACAGCGTGGTGATTCAGTCCGGCCCAACGCCTCCGCTGGGCGTCAACTTTTATCTGGGCGGACAGACATTCGTGGTCACCGCCGTTGACCCCTATTCATCGGGCGGCATGACCGGCAACCGCGTCAGTTGGGACAGCGCGACGCCTGGGCTTGCCGCGCCCATCGCGCTGGGCTCTGTCGCGCGGTGGGAGGCGGACACGGCGCACCCGGTGACTGAACCGACCTACGCATGCGGCGGCGCGTGGAATTGCGATGAGCAAGAGGCGGACACGGTAAAGCGCTTTCTTGAGTCAATGGATGGCTGGATGGGGCGCAGAGGCAATGACGGCGCAATGGTGATCCGCTGCGGTCACTATTATGACCCGACCGTCATCATCGGTGCGGATGAGGTGATTTCGTACACGTGGCAGCCCTACGTGGAGCGCGGCAAGGCGATAAATCAAATCATCCCTTCGTTTGTGTCGCCCGCCTATGACTACAGCCAGATTGACACCACGCCGATGCAGGATGACGCGGACATTGGCCAGAACGGTTTAAGCTCACAGGGCTTTCAGCCGGACATGGTGCAGAGCAATGGTCAGGTGCGCAGGCTGGCCAAGCGCAGGCTGCACAAGCTGATGGCGCACGTTGAAAGCATCACGCTGAAAGCGTCGGGAATCCGTGCGCTGGGTGAGCGGTACATTCGTTTGCAAATGCCCGGCGAGCTGGATGACCTCGCTGACATTGTGCTTGAGGTGGTGGGCGACTGCGAGGTTATCGCCAGCGGCATGGCGGTGACGTTGCCGGTTGCGCCCGCAGACCCGGACATTGACGCATGGGACCCGTACACCGATGAGGGACCGGGACCGGCTGACAGCGCGGCGGCGGTGGTCAATGCGCTGACCGCGCCCACCATCACCTCCTGCACCACGTTTGTGGACGCCAGCGGCTCAAGCACGGGCGGCGGCAGTGGCGGCAGCTCGCCCACCACCGGCGTGCGTTTGAAGATTCTCGCAGCGCCGCCCGCTGACATGGCCGCGCGCACCGACCTTATTTGGTTTTCGCAGTGGCGCGTCAGCGGTGACTCGTCCTGGGTGCAAAACCGCTTTGACAATTTGGCCGCAGGGAGCGTGGAGTTAGACACCGGCTTTGTGACCGACACCGCAGCGCTAAATAATCTTGACGTAGAGGCGGCTTATGAGACCGGCGCAGGCTCACTGTCACCTTGGTCAACTATCGTTCACCCAAGCACACGTTTGACACGCAGGCGAGGCGCGCCATGACCATCACTGTTGACGCCAACACCGCTTACAGAGACTTCATCACGGACGGCGTGCCAAGCTCCGGGCCGAACAAGCCCGACAAGGCGGCGATTCGCGCGCTCTTCGGCGAGGTGGACGGCGCGATTAGCACGGTTGCCGCCGCCGTCACCGTTGGCTCTGTGGTGGTCAAGGACACGCAGGCGCACCTATTCGCTGACCTCGCGCACGCGGCCAACACGCTGGGGCTGGTGTGGAATGATTTGGACGTAACCAAAGACGGCGTTTATGTGAAGGTGGGCAACAGCGGGTCAGGTTCGTGGAGCTTCACGACTGTGGCTGTGCCCGGCGCGCTGAGCGCGCACCTTGAACAGCTCGCCAGCTCAGCGGACGCGGACGCGACGGCGGCGGACGCCAGCGCGCAACATGCGGCGAACAGCGCGAGCGCTGCAGCGAACAGTGCGGCGGACGCGGCAGAGAGCGCGGCTGAGGCGGCGGACTCCGTGGGTAAGCCCGGCAAGGATGGTCAGCCCGGTCCTGCGCCCTGGGGAACGCCAACGCAGTGGGCGACCGCGACGGCATATCACGCAGCCGCGCCCGCCAGCGCGGTGGTCTATAGCGGGCTGACTTACGTTTGCCTTTTTGACCACACCTCAAGCGCCTCATTCACCGCTGACCTTGCCGCAGGCGCGTGGGTGCAGGTGACTACGCAGGGCGCGTCAGGCACCAACGTGGGACTGGCGACTGCGTTCACGCATAGCCGCGCGGTCAGCTCGCTGCGTGACACCGTGGGCAACTTTCTGGTGGGCGTGGACGCTATCGGGCGGCATATCGCCAGCCGCTACGCCAACCGGCCGGTGCTCAGCACCATCACTGACGGCGCGGGCAAGCGGCAGATTTGCGCGACGGATCACCTGGGCGTCAGTCAGCTCACCGGCACGTTCAACGGCGGCGCGGGCGCGAACAACTACGCACCAGAGCTGTGGGAGGGTGGCGCAATCCGCTTCACCTCTGACCGGCGCGGCGTTGCAGAGCCGTGGCAGATGAATGAGGACGGCTCAGGGCAGGCGCTGGTCAACGCTGGAATCATCTATCAGCACTGGCAGGTTTACGGGCAGTCGCTGAGCGTGGGCACCAACACCGGCGCGGGCAGCACCGGCGCGGTCATCACCGTGGGCAACGTCACGCCGCAGGCGCTGATGCTGCAGGCGAACAACGGCGGCGTGGCGGGGCCGCGTCCGAATCTGGACAACACCAACGGGCCTGCGACACCCGACCGGCACACCGACACCACGCAAGTTTTGGGACTCGTGCCGCTGCAAGAGGCGGTTGGGCCTGCCGGTTCGCAGGCCACCACCTGCGGCGAGACCGTGTGCAGCGGTTTCGCGGCGCAGTTTTGCCCGGCGCTGGATGCTAACCAGCGGGTGGTGCTGGATTGCAGCGGTCGCGGCTCTGCGGCGTGGTTTCAGCCTGCGGGGTCAACATCAGCGGCGGTGGAGTTGGGACCGCGCTCCTTGCACTATGCCAACACCCAGAGCGCTCAGGCGCTGGTGCGCAAGTATGCGGAGGCGGCGGCCAGTCAGTATCTGTTCGCTGGCGTGCTGATGCTGCACGGCGAGGCGGACTCAACCAACTTGTCAGGCTCAGGCGCGCCCACAAGTTATGCGCAATATCTGCAGGACATGATTCAGTGTGTGACCATCTTTAATCAGATGGCGCGCACCCGCAGCCGCTACCATCGCGGCAAGCGCATGTATCAGAAGCAGGTGTCCTCCTTCCGCGCGGATCAGCAGCCGGGCGCGTTTGACATTAGCCGCGCGCAAGCTGACAGCGCGGTGCAATGCGCATCCATTGTGTGCACGGGCGGCGCGTATGACCTGACTTACAACGGTGACGGCATCCACCTGAGCGCGGCGGCTGAGCGCTTCATGGGCGAGAAATTCGGCAAGTGGGCGCGCCGTGTTGAGCGCGAGGGCGCAGCGCCGGTAGTCTTTGCGCCGTACAAAGCAATCCTGCAGGGCGCAGTCTGCACGCTGAAATTCAACGTGCCGTGGGGCCTGCCCATCGTGCTTGACACCGCGACCGTGGCGGCGGTGACCGGCGGCAACTACGGCGTCAAGGCGTACAACGGCGACACCACCGCGCTGGCCATTTCGGGCGTGACGCTGGGCGCAGATTCCAAATCCCTGGTGGTGACGTTCAGCGCCGCGCCGTCCTTGGCCAACAATCCTTATGTCACCATCGCGGACGCCAGCACCATGAGCGTGGCCACCGCCGCAGGCCCGACGCAAGGCGCGCGGTCGAATATCCGCAACGCGGAGACAGAGCTGGGCGCGCTGTCCGGCTTGCCGCTCTATGACTGGGCCTGCCATTACAAAATTGCGATGACCGCGAGCTGACGCCATGACCCAACCGTCAAACCCGTATCTCACCACCGGCGCGACACTGCCCGCCGCGCAATCGCTCGCCACGTGGAGCGTGACCGAAGGCGAGGAGCTGATTTTTGAGGACCCGCATCTTTATAGCTGGCTGGCCGCTGACATTGCGGTTGACGGCGCGGGCAACTACGCGGACAGAGGCCCGCGCGGAATCGGCGGACTGCAGGCCAACGCATCGCTGCAGCCGCCCATCTGGAACAACGCGAGCCTGGGGCGCAACGCCTGGGCGTTTGACGGCGCAGCGGGCTGTTCGATTCCGCTGAACGGATTTCTGCCGCCCTCGCCGCTCACCATCGCGGCGGTGGTGGATATAGACCCGGCTGTCACCACCGGTGACAACGTAGGTCATCCCATCGCGGGCTCAACGCTGTCTAGCGCATCGGCGCAGCGCTATGCGGTGCAGATGATTAATCGCGGGTTCCGAATCTTCAACCGCAACGGCGCGAGCACCACCACCGCAGCGCATCCAGTGAGCACGCCTGAGCTGGTGCTGGGCATATTCGACCCGGCCAACCAAAGCTTTGGCGTGCGGGTGAACGGCACCAGCACGCTGAGCGCCGGGCAGAACGTCAACAGCGTGGTGGCCAACGCTGACGTGACCATGGCGGTGGGCTGGGCCAACGTGATGCTGGGCCAGCCAGCGCAGCAATACAAAGGGCATATTTACGAGGTGCTGATTTTCAACGCTGCGCTGACGGACCCGGCGAACGCAGGGCGGCTGGCGCTGTTGGAGGCCACGCTTAAGGCCAAGTACGGAATCGTTGCGCCGTCCATGGCTGAGGACAGCGGGACACGCACCGGCAAGAAAGGCCGCGCCACGTCCTGAAATTGTGGATGGTGCGGCAACGGTTCGCCCGGCTGCGCCGTTACACCCTGCGGTCAAGACGGAGGGCCGCATTATGCTCACGCTTATTCGCATAAGCGAGGTGGTCGCGCGCACCGGCAGGAAGCGCCAGAGCCTCTACAGCGAAATGAAGGCGGGCCGCTTCCCGCGCCCCATCAAACTGAACAGCCATAACGTGGCATGGCTGGAGTCAGAGGTGGACGACTGGGTTAAGCGCGAGCGCGAGCGCAGCGAAAACCACGGACGGGCGGACCTGTAGCCGCCCACGGCCCAGGGAAGCCCCAGGACTGGCGCGGCGGGGTTGCGGGCTACGCCTGCGCCCGGATCACCGCGCGCCGGTCCTGGGGCGGCTCAGGGGGCCAGCAGCCGCACCGCCAGAAAGCTGGTTTCAACGCCCAGGGCGATGACGCCCAGGGCCACGGCCACCACGCTGAGTCGTATGCCTGGGAACGCCCAGAACGCGGGCCAGGGCGTGAGGCCCGCCAGCAAGCGCCTGCGCTCAGCGCGCACGCGCCGCCAGCCTATGACCGCAAGGGTGAGGCTGAGCACCGCCAGCCCTGGGCCGGTCGCGCCCCAGGCAATCCCCCATGCCGTCATCCGCAGCCCTCCTGTGAAGCGCCCCGCCAGCGGGTCAGCACTGGCGGGGCTTCCGGGGTTACGCCTTAGCCGGTCAGCAGCCTTCCGTGCTTTGGGGGGCCAGGAGGAGAGCGAGCCGCTGACGGCCCGGTGATTCTACGCCCGACCGCTCTTGACGCCAAATCGGCGGCGCGGCCTGCTGTCGCATCATGCGCGCCGACGCGGCGGCATTTGCCTGGGCGTTTGCCTGGGCGACCACCGGAAGGGCGACTCGCAATGCCTTATGGAATAAGGGAAAGCTGGCCTAAGCTCTCTCTCCCATAGGGTGAGG